AAAAAGTTTCGCCTAGAAGACTTTGAATTAATTAAAAGAGACTTATTAAATAATCTTTTAATTAAGCAAGGCGAAATGCCGGGCAGACCAAATGTTGGTACTGAGCTATGGAACTACTTGTTTGATTCAATTGATGATGCAACCTTAAAACAGTTAGAAAATCAGATGCGTAAGTCAGTTGAAAAAGATCCTAGAGTTAAAGTTGAAGACGTTGTATTTTTTCAACAAAACAATGGCTTATTGTGTGAACTTTCAGTTAGCACAGTGCAGTCAAGTGAAGCACAATTACTTAAAATATTCCTCGATACAGAAACTCAAACAGCAAGCTACTTATAATATACGCACTTTATTAAAGTGATAAATACTTACATAATAAGGATTATAGGTAAGCTATGGCTAAAACTACACGACAAACCGCTATATTTGGAGCGGAAGACTGGAAGAAGTTATACCGTACTTTCAAAGAAGCTGATTTTCAAAGTTATGACTTTGAAACGCTGAGAAAGTCGATGGTAGACTACTTACGTCTATACTATCCAGAAACATTTAACGACTACACAGAGTCAAGTGAATTTATTGCAATGCTAGATCTAATTGCCTTTACAGGGCAAGGTCTTGCTTTCCGTTCTGATCTAAATACTAGAGAAAACTTTTTAGATACAGCAGAACGTAGAGACTCAGTAATTAAGTTAGCAAAACTAGTTGGCTATACTCCAAAACGTAACCGTAACGGCAATGGCTACTTAAAAGTTACAGGTGTATCAACAACAGAATCAGTTTTAGACTACAATAACTTTAATCTGTCTGGTGTTACAATTAATTGGAATGACGTTACTAACTCAGATTGGTTAGAACAATTTAATGCAATTATGAATGCGGCTATGATTGATAGTCAGCGTTTTGGACTTCCTGGAAACAGTCAAAATATATTAGGTGTTGTCACAGACGAATATGAACTAAACACAACTGCAAATACAGTACCAGTTGCTCAGTTTACATCAGAAGTTGATGGTATTGCAATGGACTTTGAAATTACATCAAGTACTTCTTCAACTAAAACATATATGTATGAACCTGCACCACAGCCAGGTGGTATGTTTAATGTTTTATATCGCAACGACAAATTAGGATATGGTAGCCCAGAAACAGGATACTTCTTTACATTTAAACAAGGGACACTAACTAATCAGGACATAACACTTATTGATCGTATTTCAAATAGAACAGTTGATATTAACACATCAGGTATTAACGAAGATGATGTTTGGTTGTTTGAACTTGACAGCACTGGCACAATTCAGTCTGAGTGGTCAAAAGTAGATAATATCTTTGCTGTTGATAAAACAAATTCAACTGAGTTAAGAACTGTGTATCAGGTTAACACAGGAACAAACGATCAAATACAATTACAATTTGGTGATGGCACATTTAGTAAGATACCATTGGGTAACTATAGAAGTTATGTTAGATCATCAAACGGATTAGAGTATGTTATTAATCCTGAAGAAATACAAAACGTACAGGTACCTATAAACTATACAAGCCGTAACGGCAGAACAGAAACACTAACACTGACAGTTAGTTTACAGTCACCTGTTTCAAATTCTAAATCAAGAGAAAGTATTGAAGAAATTAAAGAAAGAGCACCAGCGGCCTTTTACACACAGAATAGAATGGTTAACGGCGAAGACTATAATAACTTCCCGTATACAAGATTTACAAGTATCTTAAAGTCAAAAGCTATTGCAAGAACAGGCATTGGCATTAATAGACAATTAGATTTACTAGATCCTACAGGTAAGTATTCATCAACAACTGCTTTTGCTAGTGACGGAATGTTTTATAGATCATTTACAGATCCAACAGTTACTTTTAGCTTCTTAGACACAAATGATATTGCAGACATTATAACAAATACTATTGAGCCATTACTTAAAGGAAGAGAACTAACACACTTTTACTACGACAAGTATCAACGTATTCCACTAACTAGCTTATCATTGTCTTGGAATAAGTCAACAGCCGTTGTTAATCAAACTACTGGTTACTTTTTAAATTCGTCTCAGAATGCTCAGCCAGTTGGATCATTTACTTCTGGAAACACAAAGTATATTCAAGAAGGTGCTCTAGTTAAATTTACAGCACCAACTAACCAATACTTTGATGCAAACAATAGATTGCAGGCAGGACTTCCAACTAAATCAAATGACAAATTAGTAATATGGGCAACAGTAACTAATTTAACATTAGATGGTACTAACTTTGGAACAGGTAACCTGTCAGACGGAACAGGTCCTATAACATTCAATGAGTATCTACCTAGTGGTTGTATTCCAACAGAAGTTATTCCTAAGTTTACTACAGACCTAACAACAACTTTTGAAAATTTAATTATTGATCAAATTGAAGTATACAGAGACTTTGGTATTGGATATAACGAAACTACTAGTGAATGGTATATTATTTCAACAGACAACCTAGATGAAGATGCAGAATACGATAGTAGCTATCGTGGTAATACTACAGGAACAAATGTAGATGCGTCCTGGTTAATACAGTTTACTACAGACGGTGATTTATACACAATGAAATATCGTAACCTAGGTTACTTCTTTGCATCAGTGTTAGAAAATAGATTTATATATGATTCTGGTTCAAAAGTATATGATCCTAAAACAGGTAAAACAGTTAATGATTCAGTTAAAGTATTAAAAACAAATACTAAACCAGATTCAAGCGATGGATTAACAACTGATGTTGGTTTAGACATTGTTGGACAAGAAGTTGAAACAGAT